TCACGTCGACGAGCGTCTTGGCGCTGGTCACGCTCACGCGCAGGTGGCCGAGGGCCTGGTGCGTGCCGGTGCCGGCGTCCGTAATGTCGACGGCCAGGGTGTTCATCCCGCTGGCCAAGCGCGTGGGCTGCCCGGTGGTGTCACGCACGGCGTACATGATGTCGTTGCGCAACGGCGCGGGCAGCGTGCCGCTCGAGCGGACTTTGATGTAGGCGCCGGAGACAAAGGCGCTGCCGGGGACGGTGATCAGGTCGGTGGCGGGGTCGGCCGTGAAGCTCAACAGGTCTCCGCACGCCTCGAGGTAGGGGATTGTGGGAGCGGTGGCGCGGGCGATGATGTCCAGGTTGGTGGCCAGAATCTTGCCGGGGGTGCCGCCCAACAATTCGATGACCATTTTGCGGCCGAAGGGGGCGTCGGCCGGGGCGGCCCAAGTGCCGGCGGCCATGAATAGCCGGCCACGGTTGGTGCTGAGTGTGCCGTCGATGTTGCTGCCGGCCTTGATGCGCAGGTGATACGTGCCGTCGGCATCGCTCTTGAAAGCCAGCATGCCGGGCGCGCTGCCACCGCGGATGGTCAGGCCGGCCAAGCCGGTCGTCCAGCCGGACAGGTTCACGTCCACGGTCAATGTGACGCCGGCGCAGACCACCACCGTATCGCCATCGGTGGGGACGGTCGCACCGGGTGCTCCCCCGTCGGTATCCGACCAGGTGGAAGTAGCGGACCAATTGCCGGTCGCTACGGCGTACTTGGTAGCCATGCGTCGGGCAGTTCCTCAGGGATGGGGGGTGGCGTCGGCGGTAACTTGCCGAGCGCCGCGTTCAGTTCGGCGGCGCCTGGTTCCTGGTCGAAGTGCAACAGCTCGTGCCGGCCGTTGATCTCCACGCGGACGTGCCAGGCCCAACCGAGGTTGCGGTGTTCGATGATGCGGATCATGCTCACACGTCGGCCGTGCCGGTGCCTCCCAGAAAAAGGATGGAACCTGTCCATCGCCAATGGACCAGGCGGTACTTGCCGGCGTCGTTCATCCAAGCCGGTTCCACGCCCAGCCACTTGATCGTGCCGGAACTGGGGGTCCAGGTGAGATCGCGGGCCGTGCCGCCTTGTTGCACCAGGATCGTGCCGGCCGTCGGCCCAATGGGTACTGTGAGCGTGACCGTGAGGTCGCCGCTGGCGGAACCGCAGTCGAGCGACTGGTGGTTCTTGGCGCCCAGGTCGATACTGACTGCGACGCCTGGGGGCGTGTGCGTCAGTTCGCCGCTGCCGAAGTAGACGGTCTGTCCACAGTCGATGCCGTCCGCAGCTCCCAGTTGCAGCGCGTCGGCCAGGATGAGATAGGCTTCCCCGGCGGCCAGGCAGGCGGTGGCCTCGGTCCAGGTCAATGAGCCGCCGGCCAACCGGCCGTCGGCGTCGCGATACTGGATGGCTCCCGCGTTTCCCCCGGGCGGGCCGCCCAGCTCGAACCAATCCGCGGCGCCGGGCGCGGCACTGCGGCAGTACCAGATCTTGCCGTTGGCCGTGTTCTGCCACCAGGCACCCGGCGCGTAACCGGCCGCGGCGTCATCGGTCACTGTGGGATCACGGTCCTCGCTGGTCCGCCGTAGCAGTTGCTGCAGGCCGTCGGCATCAACGATTACGAAACCCGGACGATCACCGCCCAGAAACGGTGTGCCAGCGATCGGTGCGAGCAGCAGCGTCATCATCAGTTACTCACCGTCCCCGCCCAGGCTTCGGGTATGTTCTGGCGTTCGGCTTCCAGCGCCGGACCCATGAACGGACGCGGCGGGTACTTGGCAGCGCGGACGCGCGTCTTCTGTCCCGGGCGCACACGACGAATGCCGCTGAACCACTTCTGGCCGATCTGTACTTCGCGGACCCGCACGCGGGAACCGAACTCCTGGAGTTGCGGCACGGTCGCGGAGCCAAGTTGCGGGCCAATGTAGAACCGCTGGTTCAGAGCCACCGGCCCCACGACCAGCGACTCATGTTCCGGTTCATACGCGAACAGGATGTTCTTGAGCGTGGCGACGTTGTCGTCGGAGTGGACGCTCGGCGGATTGCCGGGCGGCGAGGGACTCTTGCGCCGTCGCAGACTGGAGCGGGCCCGCCGACGCAGGAAAGCGCCGACTTTCGACAGAGCCCGGCGATTGGCCTGACTCAGCCGGTCGACGATCGCCTGGCGATCGAAGAAGAAGTCTCGCATGCGAAGCGAAAGCGTAAAACCGAAATCATGCGGCATGAAGAAGGGAAATCCGTTTCGCGAAGTGCTGTCACGACACCGCGGCCACACGTACACGCCATTTCCGCCAATGCAGGCGGTAGCCCACGGCACGTGACATCAAGAGTGACACGTCGAGAGTCACGAAGAAAGGAATAAAACAGGCCCCGAACTCCCGCATCTCCGTGGGGGCCGGGACCTTGGAGAACAGACAAACGGCAGCCAACGGCAATCCGACCAAGGAAATCTGCAGCAGCGTTGTCAGAATCATCGCCGAAGCTGTTCGCGCCGTGCGCAGAATCGCTGCCACAGTCGGCAAGATCACCAGTAGACCGGCCAGTGCGAGATAAACACAGCCCGTGGCAAACACCGTCATGTAGAGCACAAAGTACTTTGGGTCCGGGGGAACGGCGAAGCGCGCGGCGCCCAGGGCGAGGCCCATGACTCCCGTCGCAGTCAGTAAGTCGCGAATAGTCAACGGCTGTGACCGTGCGGGGAAACCGCCACTCAGTGGTGAGACGAGACGCCAGTCAAACCACGAGCGTGCCACCCACAAGGGAGATTGGACTGCGAGGGTGGCCAAGGGAAGATACAGCGATTCCCGCAGGTCGGTCATCCAACCTGAGTAGCTGCGCTGCTGCAACCACCCCGGTTCAGCTGCTGAGATGACCAGCAGTAGCGTAACACCCACGCAGAACCCACCTCGCTGCAACAAGCTCCACGGTCCGAGGACACTCCAGATCGTCACCCAAGCAATCTGAGCTGCCACGAAACCGGCATACGAAGATATCAAGAGTTCCGATCGAGGTCCTTCGTGCACTGCCTGAGCGCACCAGATGTTACCCACGGCGCAGATCACGGACCACACAACGCCGAGACTACCGTGGCGCATTAGGAGCCAACGGATTTGGACCAATTGCACTGGGCTACGTGCCATGGCCTGCATTCCGCTCGGAAGTTCGCCACACGTGACGCTGTTCATTGTAGTCCGATACTGTTGCCGTTCCGAAAGGTCGCCGCTGAAGGTCATTATTCCCCAGAAAACAGCGGTTTGAGCATTCGCAGGTTCTTGGTCGTCAGCGGGATGCCCGCTGTACGTCGTACTTCAGCTCGCAGGTCAGCCGGCAGAAAGTCCGTCAGTTGAAACGGTCGCAAGCGTTTGGGGCTCCGGTGGCAGTTGGCCACGAGGGCCATGAGGTTCGCGGTGTGGATCCAGGTCTCCCGGCGGCGTCCGCCGTGCATCCACACCAGTTCGCGCAGCGTCAATCCGCTGGGGTCGACGCCGAGCTGGCCGGCGAGTTGCCAGACGTACTGCCAAACTCGCTCAGCCGCTGATCGATCTGGTCCGACAACTGCTGGATCTGCGTCTGGAGCGCCTGCTCCAGCAGCGGGGAGTCCAGTTTGTTGGTGGCCATCGTCAGTGTCTCCGTTCTCGCCTGCGTCAATCTCGTCCACAGCCGCTCGAGCGCCGCCCGGCGGCGCTGCGGGAAAAAACTGGCCACGCCCCGCACCAGTGCTTCGGCCGCTTCCTCGATGGCGTCTCCCACCAACAATTCCCCGAACGCCACATCATCAATGTGCCGTTCTTCCGCCTGCGGCTGGCAGACCGCGTAGAGCGTATTGGCCAACAGCACCGGATCGTCGGCCAAGCGGTTTAGCAGCTGTCCATCAAAGACTTCCAGCAGGTTCACGTCCACCAGCTGCTGCACGCGTTTGATCGCGCCCACCGTGATGACCGTGCTCCAGCGTCGTCCCTCGCAATCCGTCCAGGCAGGTGCGTCCATCAGTTGAGCTCCACGTTGTCAGGAATGCGCACCGGCGCGGCGCGCAGCGCGATGATCTGTTCCACCAGCCACGCCAGGTCGGCCGTCTGGATGGTCACGTATTGTGTGCCGCGCGCCGCGTCGGCCCCCGTCTTGAGCGCCAAGAACCGTATCTCGTCGAACATGCTCCCATCCTCCAGGCGGCAGTCCGGATTCGAACCGGATTGATTGGCAGACCCACCCTGTTGCTCTCTGCTCACGGCTCCCCTCCACCATGCCTGTGTGCTCGCCACCACACCGCTGCCGCGCGCACATATATATAGATGTCACTCCTACGTGACCTCGTGCCACGTCGGCTCCACGATCGCCCCCCCATCCTCGTGGTAAGTGGGTTTCAACGTAACCTCATACTCTGATGAGCTTTCCAGCTCTTGTGACAGGTTCAGCGACATGACTTCGCAGTAGGCCCGGAGCCCCTGGGCGCCGCTGTCTGTGATCGCGGCATCCATGACCGCAAACTCCTTGGGCGTCCCGGTCATGTAGGCGGATAACAGCGCATCGAACACGGTGTCCGCGCCCACCTTGTGGCGGTACGTAAACGAGATCTCCAGTTCCTTGAGCGCGCCCTTGGTGAGCTTCCAACCGGAGTACCGCGCCGACACATCGGCCTCGCCTTTACCCAGGTTGGCCGAGACGTTGATCGCCTGCTTCACCTCGGTCCAGGTGGGCGTGGCGTGCGTGCCGGTGTTGAGGTACAGCTTGCAGTCCTTGCCCACGACGGGCGCGGGAGTCAGTGGCATGTCGCTTCTCCGTTATGCTTCTCGCCAACCGCGAAAGGTCAGCGTGACGACACTCGTGAATTGTCCCAATTTTGCCAGGTGCTCCTGCAGATACAGGATACGCACCTGGGAGGTGATTAATGTGGTCGCGGCGGGGTGCTGGCCGAACAGGAAGTAGTCCGCGATTTCTTCAGTCAACCGCATCAGGGGATCCAGCGACACAGTGTCCACGTGGTCCGGTTTCTGTTGGATCCCAATGTCGATGGCATACTCATGCACAGAAGAAGAACGCGTGTCCAAGCGTCCTTCGTCCTCCTTGGGCACGACCGTGACGCGCAGTTGATTGAGATCCGGCAGCTCGAACGTCGGCAAGTAGCCCCGCTCGGCCACAAACGGCTGGCTGAAGGCGTGCGCGTTCAGTTCGGTTACGATCGCATCCGCCAGTTCAATGATCTGGGCTGGGGCCATTATCCACTCACACGACGAGAGTCGGTTGCTAGCACGCCGGTTCGGCGGGGCTGGAGAATCGAGATGAACTTCTCAAGTGACGGCTCCCGTTCTGCCGATAATCCGCCCGTCGTGATTTGGAAACTCGTTGACAGGCGGTTTCCGTTACTCGCCGGCCACTTTCGCGGGATTGTGGTCGGTTTTTTTTGCGCCCGTGCCTCTACGCCGGATCCTCCACGAACGCGTTGAGCGTCTTGGCCACGAACGCCGCTTCGTTCTCCCACAGGGGACGCAACGGCAGCGAACAGCCGTTGGGCGCCACGACCGCGAAACGCTCGTCACAGTCGGTGCGCGGATAAACGCGGTACTGGTCCTGCAGACAAGACACTTCCTGCCCGGCCGTGTTCATCGGTTGTCCTCCGCCATCAGGCACGGTCGCTTGAACAGCTCGTCCCGAATCTCCTGCATCAGCACCTTGGTGTCGCTCGCGATATTGGCCACCGACTCGATGGCCCGCGTGTTGCCGGCGATCACCTGGCTGTTGTCCTTGAGCACCTTGAGTAGCTGCTTGACGAGCCACACATTCACTCCCAAGAGCAACAGGGCGAACACGGCGAAGCCGCCCTGGATCATGGGCGACCACAACTGGATGACTTCGACCACGTCAGATCTCCCGCGGGTTGAACCACCATTCGATGACCAGTTTCACGACCACCGGCACCACGACGTACAACAGGATCCACACGACCACCGGGTTGCCGTATTCCTCACGGACGGCCTCCGTGAGCGTGAATGTCAGGCGCATCCGGCACTCGCGCTCGCCGGTCGTCTCGGGTGGATCGGCTGCCAGCTGCCGGACCGCCAGTCCCACGAGCCACTGCGAGTCGTCCGGCCGCAATCGCAGTTGCCACGCACGGTCCAGACAATAGTCTTCGGCTGTGATCATCGTCGCCACCTCCAGAACAACAGGGGCCGTCGCGTGGTACGCTGCGACGTTGTGGATCGAACCGTACGCGCGGCGGGAGTCGGACAATTGTCGGTGCAGGCGGACTCCGGCGGCGAGGTGTCGGACTGTCTGCCCGTATCGGGCAGATGAATGTCGACCGTGATCTTGCCGTCCCGTTCGGCCTGATCCAGGATGGCCTGGCCGCGATCGGCCAGGGCGTTGCCCTTGCGGATCAGTTCGCGTGCATCGTGGATCGTGTCCAAGGGGCCGGTCACCGGTTCGCCGACTGCTTCCGTATCGTCCAGTTGGGGCTGCGGCGACTCGTCTCCGGCCAGCGTGATCAAAGCTGCTTCGGTCGCGACCAACGGCGTCCAATCCACGGGCAGCATGACTCCGCCGCAGCCAGCGCAGATCGTCACCAGTAGCACACACAACCAGTTCCGTTTCATCCCAAGTACTCCTTCGTGCCAAAGTCGGGCAGTTGCCGCGGCAGAAAACCCTGATAGCTGGCGTGGGCGAACGAATCGCGTTGCCGCACCGCTACGCCGAAATCCTCGACGTGAATCCAGAATGAGCCCCAAGGCATGTCCTGCCAGTAGGGGCCGTCCGTCCAGTTGTCACCCCACGACTGATGCACCAGCACGAGTCGATTACCGCTGGTGGTCGTGCGCCGCGATGTGACGGCCATGGAATGGCTCCACGACCCGCGGCGGCGAATGATCCCTTCCGCGTCGCGCCGCCCAGCAAACCCCAGCGACGAACACATGTTGATCGTGTAGCCGGCACCCAAGAGGGCCCAACCTTCGTCAGCCGTATTCACACGGGCCGCGTGCGTCACGCGGTGTTCGGCCGCAATCGTCTTGAGCGCGCGCGGCACACCCCGGCGGCCGTACTCCCGGCAGCGACTGGCGGAATATGTTTGCAGATCAATGTCGCCATACACCGTCTGGTGCAGCGTGCCCCACTCACGTACCGCGTCGGCGATGGCCGCTCCGTAGAGCCCGTCACCCGGGCGGAGCATGTTTCCCTTTTCGCGTCCGAGTCCGTACAGACCTTCGGGACTGAACGTGGCGCGAAAGTCCTCCCGCTCGCCGCCGATCACGATTTCGATCGCGGCCAGCACGTCGAGGAGCCGCGCTTCCGCGTTCCCCACACACGTGCCCACGGGACCCTGATTGAGAGAGCGCACGCAGGGAACTCCGTCGCGGTCTTTCAGCCAGTGGTTCAGCTGCGACCGCTGCAGGCACGTCGTGAGCGCGCGGTAATTCAGCGCATCGCGGCCGTCGTCCTGAGCCACCAGCTCCGAGAGCTGATCGCCATAGATGGCCGGCAGCCGAGCGACGAATTCCTCGGTCGCGTCCGGATTGGGAGTCCAGCCGAACTGGGGCATCAGGCGTCTCCACAGGCCCAGGCGAGGGCTCGAAAAGCGGCGACCACAGTCTTACGTTTCGCTTCATCCAGCGGCACGTTGTCCAACCCCACGAGCTCCGCGAGTGCCGACTCAATCGCAGCGGACAGTCCCCGATACTTGCCTGGCAGGTTCGTCCGCTGAAACATCAATAAACCCGCGCGGCGATTCGCTTCCCGCACGTCCGCCACGTCGCGGAGTACCTGGCCCGCGTCGCGTTCAATTACGTCCGCCAGGGCCCGATAGAACGCGGCGATTTGCTGCCCATCCTCCTGGTGGTTGGCCAGGATTTCCCGGACGTCCGCTACGGCGGCCCGTGTCGCGGCGTCGGGTACGTCGGCGTTGGGTTCCGGACGGTGCGCCGGTTGGCGCCACGCCGCCACTGCGCCCGCCACGATCAAGATGACGGCCAGCACGCTGGTGGGTTTCACGAGGGGTTGCCTCCCTTGACGATGGCTGGCAGCACCACGCCGTCGAGTGCCTGGACCGCCTCGGTTGCCCCCGCTTGTTCACACCAGTTCCGCAGCGCATAGAACCTGTCAAAGCGCTCGGCCGGCGTGAGCCCCGATTCGGTGTTCACGGTCGGACGATGCGCCCGGATGGCCGACACGATGCGCGCCCGTTCGTTCCACAGCACCAGCAGCACACCGGCCACGATCGCCAGCACGGGTACATACGGCAGCAACTGTTCAAGCGGCATGTCGTTGGGCCTCCAGCTTGCGCACCGCTTCGTCATACAACCGCGTCACCAGCGGACGGATGGTCGACCGCAGCACCGGATCGATGATCGGATCGGGACCCGGCACGTCCAGCGGTTCCACCAGGCGGTCGAAATACAGTTCGCACCGCTGCACCAGGTGCTCACGCTTGTCCGCCGCACTCAGAAAGGCCGACAGTTCGTTGGTCGCGACCAACAGTAGGTCTTGCATGAAGATGTTCCCCTGATGTTCCGATCACCCCACTTGCTTGGTATGCACACGTAACAGCCGGCGATGCGGATCGCTGTACCGCCAGCACGGCTCCGTGCCCGGCGACAAGACCTCGTACACGAACGTCGCGTCCCCGTCCGTTTCGTGGATACGATCGCCCGGTTGTGGTAGGGCCGGACTGCCCCCCAACACCAAGTCCGCAGCGCGGATCAGGTAGTCCCGTGTTTGCACGCGGACCACCGCTCCCGCGCTATCCTCGATCTCGTACTCCGTCTTGCCGATGGTGGCCAAGACCAGGGCCTGCTCCAGACCGCGCACGTAACGCACCTCCGTGGCGGCGTGCGCCAGCAGCTGGTCGCCCAGCCACTGGGAACCGGTCTGGAGCAGGTTGGTCATGAGGCTCAGCTCGGCAGCAGCGGAATCGTGTACCAGGTCGTGGCATCAAACGCGACGAACACGGCCGACGTCTTGGCAGCCATCGACAAGGCCGCATTGGCAGCCAGTGCGTTGATGGCGTCGCCCGTGTCCGGGTAGACCTTGAGGATTGCGTTCGCCGCATCGGCGTTCTTCACGAGGCACAACGCACCGGCGGCGGCCGCGG